GCAGCAGTATCATACAGGGTACGATCCTCATCCCTAAGAGTCCCATCATATTTAATCAGGTCCGGTAATGCTGGCCATCTATAACGAAGGCGTGCAGGTATTGGGACACCATACAGTTCTTCAATGAACAGCATACTTGGAACTGTTGGGAACTTCTTTGGGATCTTAGAGATATCGAACATCCTCCACGGATGTTTTTTCAACATCTCATCATGAACGTTAATGTACTCCAACCCATAATCTCGGTTGAACCGTTCAAGAAGATCGTAACACACGTTTCTAACATCATCGTTGAATGGATTATCGAGCAAATGACCTAAGACTCTCTCGGCACCAATCACAACGTCCGGTCTATCACGGCGTCTAGGATCCATCTCTTCTGGCATCAACAATCGTGCATGTGTCTCCACAGCTTCACGATAGACATAATAATGTCCATCCCGATAAACGATATGCTTCGCTAGAAAATCAACATCGCCAATATACCGCGATGAATGACATACTTTCACTTTAAGACCAAACCTACTGTACGCTGCTTTTAAATCATCGTCACTAACAGAATCTGGCACCAGCATGAAATTGTCATCACCATACAGAGCGTGCTTGATAAAACCAAGCTGACGCATAATGCATCGGAAAACTATCTCATGCAAGAGTGTATTATCATTCGCCGTAGCACCCCATCCGCTCTTCATCCCCTGGGTTACCCGAAATAGATATCCCATAGGCATAAGCACGAGGGCTTCAATCATGCCATTGAGCATTTTGAGAAATCTCCATCGATAGCTGTATTCAATCCCACAAGCAATCAAAAGGTCATGGTAAAAAAGATCGAGACATTTCATCAAATCTGGATGTAATTTAGCATCCCAACCACTTATGTCAATCGACACAAACCTATAACCCTTAGGAGCGAACCCATGATCAGCTTCAAAGAATCGCGCAAATTTACCGGCACCGTCATTCATCCATGACATGCCAACAGCGCACCAATCAAAAGTCCGATTCATGAATCGACTCCAAGGCTGAAGAAAAAGCATGACCATTAACAAATATGCATATCCAGCATAGATTATGAGGCGGCCGGCATCGGTAGCCCCAATATCTTGCATTTTCGCACGACCAGTAGTATACCAGACATGCGAGTCTACATATGCGTCAAATTTCACATCATCATCTAAGAATATTGATGCATTAATCTCAGCATCATGTTTCTCCTGATGTTTCTTCCTCCCTTGTAAATATGGGAATCCGGCTGCAGAACTCAAATCAATCTCAATATCTGACAGTTTCTGTTCGCTAATTGCACTGTAAGTGCTCCTGGCAAACTCTGCAAACCCAGGACTTTCAACAACCTCAAGAACAACCTCCTTGGTAGCGCATCGCAATTGTGAGACGGGAATCTGTTCGATCCGTGGCTCAGCATATTCCTCTAAAACATCTAAGCGCAATGGTAGCGTTGGGTTTGTCCTTTTGAGCTTGCTCATCGCGTGAGCACGCTGCTTCGGATAATACCTATCATAGAATTGTTTGAGAAAATGGTCAACTGGATGCAGCACACCGGTGGCATTGTTTAGCTTGATTGCATGAATGCCCGCAAAGACCAACTTAGTGTTCTGCAAAAAATCGGAAAAAATGGATACAGCTTTCTTCTTTAATTCGATCGGTTCAATCTGGCATGCGAACTCGCCGCCGCTCAAACTTACCAATACATAAAAATTGCACAACCAATTAAGATTGCACAAAGGGAGCTCAAATCCATACCATTGCAGATCATCATTCAACAAAGTTGCATAATAATTGTACCATAAGAATATGATACATACAATTATAGTGTTCAGG